TAGTCAAATCCTTCAAACGATGTATCTTCCCAATACGCATCTACTGTGGTTTTGTTTACGCGATTTTCTTTAACGTACTTTACAACACTGGCGCCTGGTACTGTATATCGTGGACCACCAGTCTTTTGCCATTGAGTGCCAAACTGATAGATGTAAGGTTCTTCAGTTGTGTCTGGATGCCAACTATAATCAAAGTCTGCGTATGCAGTATCGTTCCAGTGTGTGTAGTCTGTTTTGCGTGTTGCAATCATGCCAGCGTGATATTGTGTGTCAGTATAGCCTGATTTAGGATATAAGGCAGTACCAGAATCCTTCTGATGTTGGCTTGCATAAACGTGTCGTTGATGCGCTTCCCACGGTTTAGGTTCCCAAAGAAAATCAAAGTTGGTATAGTCACATAAGTAATCAACAATCCAAAAGAATCGTGTGCGACTTAATTGCTGCGCTTCTTCAATAGACTTTACTTCACGTTCGTGAGCAAACAAGTTAGGTTTATTATTAAAATAGAATACGTCAAACATAATATATGATTAGAATAGATGAACTATATGATAACACATTTTGGCCTTGGATGCAAGAGCATTTACCAGGAGTTAGAATGTTCTACTGCGATCCACCAGGGCATACTAGTGTTGATACTCTATTTAATCATGGATACGACGACGTACCAGAAAACAACTACTTCTTTATGCATGATCAGGAGCCGGTTGATATTAATCTCTACAAGCATCTATTTGACGAAGTTGCAATAAGAAACGCAGATTTAATTAACAATCAAACCGGTACATCAATTAACAATAATGGACCCAAAGTGGTTGTTAACAAAATACCTATAAATGATGGTAAGATTATTGTATCCGAAAAAGGCGAGAAAGTAAAAGAGCTCTGCGATCACTACGGATGGAAAAGTTATTACTACTTTTGGCATGGTTGGGCAACACTGGATTGGTTCCGCGGTTACGATAAAACCTTCTTAATGAAACGTGCAGAAGAACGCAACCCTACCAAGACTTTTATGAGCCCTAATCGTATTGTAGGCGGCAAACGCGACCATCGTGTGTTGTTTTTAAATGAAGTGTTTAAACGCGGATTAGAGGATAATCATATTAGTGCGCCGCGTGTATGCCCAGAAGAAGGTGTAGACATTGCTACTATTGCAGAACGTTATGCGTGTGCAGATACATTTGCAAACGCAGACCTACCTCGAACATTCCCCGGTGAGGATACTCAGAAAATGGCATCATGTTGGCTAGACAACTTTGCGGCTGCTGAGGATTCAATGTTCTATGTGCCAACTGAAACTGTATACTTTGGCAAGCGTTTGCATATTACAGAAAAAACATTTAAAGCAATAGCAATGGAAATGCCTTTCGTACTTGTAGCACCTGCGCATTCGTTAGAATACTTGCGTTCGTATGGCTTCCAAACATTTGGTTCAGAGATTGACGAGAGCTACGATGAGGAAGAAGATGATCTATTACGCATACAAAAGGTAGGTAAATTGCTTGAGGATATTAATGCGCTAAGTACACGAGAGAAGCAACACTTGTACAAATATTGTGCGAAGATTGCTACACATAACTATCAACACTTTTATGGTGGTAAGTTTGAACAAGCATTATGGCAAGAGTTCAAAGGTATGCTTGCACAAATAGAAAGAGATCATGCAGTATAAATTTTATGTAGACCATTGTGTAATTAACAAAGGTCCGTTCTTTGGCAAAATCGTATTAGAAAAAGCCTACCCTAACATAACTAAACATCGCGCAATGCCTTATACTCCTGAATGGAGACAGTTCTCAACTACATGGCCGCACTCAGAGCCTGTTATGTTGTTTGAGTATATGCAGTATGCAGGTATTGATTATGAGATCGTTGCTGACATAACACAAACAGACAACAATACATTCTATCCTATTGCACTTGCATTCTTTGATTTTGGTGTAGATTGGTTTACACTATTCCCAGAGCATGTGTTAAAGCGTGTTAAAGAAAAGAAACTGCGTGTGCTATTCTATTACAGCGAAGGCGACAATCCTTATGTAATTGACAATCATTTAACTGAGCAGTGCGAAGCACACGGTGTACCTAGAGAGCAAGTATTGTTTGTTAGTGCCAATTCAGAAGCAGCAAACATTGACAATATGTTCCACGTTGTAGATGACGAACTGCTATTTCAATTCCGTAATAGAGATGTGCCCGCTGTGGAATATCACGACTTACCCCGTCATAAAAAGTTTACTGCACTAGTGCGTATGCACAAGTGTTGGCGTGCTACTGTAATGGCAAGTTTATGGTGTAAAGGACATTGGCAGGATGGTTACTTCTCTTACGGTGTAGACATCTCAGCGGAAGAAACACACGAAGACAATCCTATACAGATTGGCTACTTTGGACAACTACCAGAAGTTATAAGCCAGTTCATCGACGCTTGTCCGTTTAAAGCAGACACACTTGACGTACACGCACAAAACGATCATACCCGTGCAGTAGCAGAACATTTTGACAATTCCTATTTAAACATTGTGTTAGAAAGCCACATGGACGTGGATCAATCAGGCGGTGCGTTTATAACAGAGAAAACATTTAAACCTATTAAAAACGCACAGCCATTTATCATATTTGGTGGCGCACACAGTTTGAAACTGTTACGCGACTTAGGGTACAAAACGTTTGATGACATAATTGATCAGAGTTATGATAGTGAAGAGCATACAACCAAACGCTGGATGCGGGCACAAAAATCAGTGCTTGATACTGTGTCGTTAAATAATGCACAACTACACGACGTGTATATGGCGTGTAAACCAGACTTGTTACATAACCAAGAATTATTTTTAAGTAACAAGCGCGAACGAATTATAAAATTATTAGAGGACATACATGAGTGATTCACCAGTAAACGCTTTTACTAGTTGGCAGCCACTAGAAGAAGTTATTGTAGGACGCTGCTATACATCAGACTACTTTGACTTTATCGAAGATGCACAAGTGCGCGATCAACTAGGTCGCATCATGCATGAAACTGAAGAAGACTTAGATAACTTGCAAAAGACTATTGAAACTTACGGCGCTACTGTTCGTCGTCCCGTTTTAAAAGTTACCAAAGACGACTTTGCACTTGCACAAACACAAGGTGATGGTGCACCACTGCCACCACTTACACCGCGCGATTGGCAAATATCATTGGGTGATAAACTATTGCGTGTTCTATCAATGAGCGAACTTGATGAAGTTTGCGCAGACTACGAAGCACAAGGCGCCAACGTAATTAATCCGCATGGCCCTACAGGATGGGATCCAAACTGTATCTTAAATGGTGGTTCAGCAAGTTGTATTGTGCGTGTGGGACGGGATATCTTCTTTGATAATTCTGAGTTCTTAACCAGTGAACAAGCCAAGTGGATTCAACAAAACGTACTAGCAGACAAAGACTATCGTTTCCACGAAGCGAAGACAGAAGGACACGGCGATGCAGTATTTGCTATCCTCAAGCCAGGTGTTATTCTATCAACATACCACGCAGACGACTTAGACTTGCCCGGCGAGTTTCCTGGTTGGGATTTCTTAAAGCTCAATGATCCTAGTATCGTTGCTGCGCAGAATATGGGACGTATTAAAGAAGTTAATCGTCCAGACCAAGCATGGTATTACACAGGTGGTACACCTAGTGATAAAATGCGCAACTATGTAAATAACTATTTAGAACATTGGTTAGGTTATATTAACGAAACTGTGTTTGATGTTAACTGTTTGGTATTGGATGAAGAAAATGTTATATTCTCAGCAGAAAATGCGGAAGTATTTAAGTTTTGCGAAAAGCACGGTATCAATCCTATCGTCAGTCCTCTTCGTCATCAGTATTTCTGGGATGGTGGTATATCTTGTTGCACACAAGATATTCGTAGACGCGGCGGGTTAGAAGACTACCTGTCCTAATGCCAATTGCATCACACAATCAGTATAGCTACAATCAAATACCACGCAATAAAGATTTAAACTATACTATCAGCAACTCGTGTAACAGTCCACATCGTGTTGGATTGATTGACTGGCACGGCAACTGTTTTGTGTGTGCTTGCGAAGCGTGGCTTCCTGTAAATGTTGGACATATATCTGAGTTTGAATCACTTGCGGATATATGGTCTACACCAGCAGCTCGCGAACTACAAGAGGATATTGATTGTAAGAAGTTCTCGCACTGCGCTGTTGATCGCTGCGGCATATTAAACAATGATATTAACTTTGATACCTACGAACTGTCTATAAACATTGACCATAGTTGTAACTTAACTTGTCCTAGTTGTCGAAAAGATCATATTATGATTTCAAGTGGGCAAGAATATGACTCAAGACTTGAATGGGTTAACCATACAGTTAAATTAATTGAACGGTTTGAAGAGCCGTTAAAAGTTATTATGACAGGCAACGGCGATCCGTTAGCAAGTCATATTATGCGTCCATTGATTGCTAATCTACAGCCAAAACCCAATCATAAATTTAGACTATTCACAAATGGCTTATTAATTAAAAAACATTTAGAAAAGAGCCCATTGATGCCAAACATATCTGAAGTGTTTGTTAGTATTGATGCAGGGTCAGAAGATGTATATGAAAAAGTTAGGTTCCCTGGAAAGTGGAAAAACTTAATCGCAAACTTAGATGAACTTAAACTAATAAGCGACAAGAATCCAATGTTAGTACAACTTAATTTTGTGCTGCAAAAAGATAATTACCCGGACTTACAAAACTTTGTAGACTTGTGCAAGCATTACAATTTCAATGGTTCTATTGCACGGCTCGAAGACTGGGGTACATGGGATAACTTTGCAGAGCATGACATTGTCAACAACCAAGAAGCAGTAGAATTGTTAACAAACGTATATACAAGTATCAAAGATGATACTCGCTTTAACGTCAATCCCAGTTTATTGTCAACTATCGGTAGCTAGTCGTAATGTCAATCCTAGTAGCATACTGTATCTAACTTTATCTGTTCTATTCCAACCGTCATGCCAGGTATCCCAGTCGTTAGCATGCAACCAACCTTCACCAAAGTTTGATGGAATCTGAATAGGATTATCACGTTGCGGGTTGCTATAGAAGTGTGTGGCATGGTCAACGTTGTCTTCATTAGTAAAGAATATCATTCCAGTTGCAACTAATCGTCTAAAGTCGCAGTGTATGCCATTCTCAAACCCTGGCATATCTTTAGTTAGTTCGCCATGTAATGTTACGTTGTCGTACATTTGTTCAGCTGGCATCCCCCACTTTTCGGCCATGTCACTTTTATATGCGTACAATGCATCAACTACCATACGCTTGGTTTCTTCCGAAGCAAAGTACTGCACAATTTCTTTTAGTAGCGGATTATTGGGATTGTAAAGTTTGTAACGATAGCCTTGCCAGTCTTCTCGATGATTGGGTGTTACTGCATATTGACCATAAGGTTCCCAACCAGTTTCCGCTTCTAATGCAGTAAATACTTCTTCGTAATTGCTGCCAAAATCAAAGTTAACTTGTGCAACCTTATGGTCAATAGCGTTAACGTCAAATGTCCATTCTTTACTGTTCATTCCAATCCTTATTTAACCACGGAAACAATTCTCGCCAATTTGTATCACGACGGCGATCAACTTCATCCAAGTATGCAATTAGATTATTAATCTTTTCTACATTTCGCTGCGCTGAGGTTATCTGTTGAACAATACCACGCATGTGTTCTTTAGCCTGAACCTCTGTTGGGGTATTCTCAGTCATCATATCTAATATTCGTTCAAAGTCTTCTTCAAACACACCTGCACCAAAAATAGCAGGATCCATTTCAGTTGGTGCCATTACAGTCATGAAGCTATAGCTAATTGGATTGTACTCTGGGCGTAGTGTATTCCAATGGTTAATCTTTTCTATTAGCTCTGGTGCTGTTTTGATTGTTAAGGGGCTAATAGCAGCATTAACGCATTGCACCACCCAAGGCTTATCTAATAGATATTCCCAGTTTTGTTCCCATTCTGTTAAGTCTAAACCCCAACGTACATATTCTTCTTGTGGTCCCCAGGCATCGATTGAGCCAGTGATTTGCAATCGTTTTAACGCACCGCGCTCTACCATTGCTTCAAAACGATCAACGTACTCGCGGAACTTTTTAGGTTGTACCTTTAGATTAGTAATAATATTAAATGTTAGTTCTGGATTAGGGTGTGTTTCCCAGAACTCTAAACTTTGTTCAAACTCACGCTGGTAGAATGGTTCGCCTCCAAGTATTTGATAGTAACGAATCTTCTTATATCGTTCTTCTTCATCTAAGTAACGCCAGAAGTCAGCAAGTTGTTGTTCGTAGTTTGGGTTACTGGTTTTATAGTTACCCATGTGTACTGTTCCAACATTAAACTCACCGTACTTGTTGTTTTCTTCTTCCCATTTGCTTGAAAAATGCGAGCCGCAATATAAACAAGCCATGTTACATACATTAGTAAAATATACTTCAAGTATAGTAGGTACTACTTCATTTAAACTAGGATCATCGTATAACTCAACAGGAGTTCTATCTAAGTCATGTCCGGCTAGTAGTTGGTATTGTCTATCACTTGTGCCACCTGCTGCTTCAATTTTTTCACAGTACTGGCAACCTTCTTGAGGCCATTCACCTCTCCGCATCATTTCTCTGGCGCGAACTTTGTTTGGCATGTTGTGGAAACTTGCAAAGTTGTCCAATGGAATCTCAACTTGATCTGTGCGGTGGCAACTGGCACTAGTACCTTGGTTAAGATACACAGTGGACCAGGCCCACTTTAACAAGCAAGCAGTGTTACCTTCTACAGGAAATTTGTCTGTACTCATATATTCCTTCTTTGTTGACGTATGACTCGTAACAATCATAGTTTTGTTGCAGCGGTGTGTGTTGTAGTGGCTGGCCGTTTGTAATGCGGATATAATCCTGGAATACCTCTTGCGGTAAATCTAACCCAAGCATTTCTGTGTGCGATTTAACCGTAGTCCAATCCTGCCATTCACTTATATCAAAAACATAATCAAATTGTTGGGAATTCTTACACATTAAACTGTCAATGTAAGAACGCAAATACTTTTGGTCGTATATTAGCTCTTCTTCTTGAAATGGCTGTAAATTCTTTACCAGTGCATTCTTTCTCATCTGAAATAAATCGTTTGAATACAAGAGTATATCAATTCGGTTCTTAGTAAGATATTCCTGGCTCTCACTTTCTCTTAGATTTTTTAAGAACACGTCATGCGATGTAATTATGATGTTATCATTGTTGTCTACTGCGTTGATATATTCCGGCCTTAGAAAATTTCCATCTGCAGTTCTAAATTGCTCGTTGTTTCTAAAGCAACTATATTTGTCAGGCTCTATTCCATTAAATTTAACGATTCTGTCAATCTCGCGATGCACATTCCAACGCTTGTCGGGCATATCAACTATGTCATGCTGTAGACTACGAACGTTAGTGGAAAAATTTAACAGGTTTCCAATGCCGTCGCCGCCTGCTCCAGGCAAAAAATGTATCCAATATTGCATACTACTTTATTTGGTCCAATACCGTAGATCGTTACCATTGCGATCTTGTTGACCCCAGTTCGCATAATTAGGATTTCGTACGTTCCATTTGTCCGTTGGAAATTCAAACTGACTGTTTGGTTTGTAATTTTTAATTGCCCAATGACATACTTTGGCAAAGTTATGATGATTCTCAGTTGAAAAGTGACTTACCCTTTTATCATTTACTATTTGATAATCTACTTCTTTCTTTGTACCTTCAAGTTCTGCGATTGATAATTGAACTAGCGGCGTAGTACACTGCATACCAGTAAACAGGTCTATGTTGGTATTGTTTGGGCCATAACAAAAGAAATTAATCATCATCTTATCTTTAAACATGTCTGAGAACTCTCTTGCCCAGTGAGGATGTGCCCAGCTAAAGAAACCGTAATCAAATCTACATTTAACCATTTTTTTCTTTAACTTGTGGTCCTGGTTGTAGTTGAACTCCTGGCCAGGTATATAAGGAATCCGAGTAGTGCTAGTATGCGCCGAAATAACAATTTCAATCCGATCCAGGAATCCAGGATTCAACTCAGCATGCCGAAGTAGCATTCCGCGGCTGTACCACCAACTCATGCCGCCAAATCCAAACACTTGCACGTCATACTGATCATCTAATAGATCTTCACTGAGAATATCAATGTAAGGTCTTTTAGTTTCCTTGTCGCCATTATAGGTCCAATACTGATTTGGAAAATCGTGTTTTTTAGTTGCTCTGCCCGAAGCAGCAAAGCTATCGCCAAATAATAATAGTATTGGTTTATCATTCATGAGCAAACTCGAACTCCGTATAACTTCTCAAAACGATCTGCATCTGCACGATCATTTACCATTGGCTCACCACGAATGTTTAGACTTGTGTTTAACAACATAGGGCAGCCTGTAAGCTCATACCATGCTTCTAATAGTTGCCGAATGCCTGAATCGTCGCGTGGAACAGTTTGAACACGACTAGTACCATCAGCGTGAACAATAGCGGGAAAGTCAAATGGCGCTTTACAAGTAGCAGTAACCTGCATGTAGGGCGATGTTTTAAAGCCATTTGGCATATCAAAGTATTCATTTGCATATTCTTCTAGTATTACAGGCGCAAACGGACGGAACTTCTGTCTGCGTTTGATTTCATTCACACGGTCTTTAATAAACTCACCACGCGGATCCGCTAGTAGTGAACGTGTGCCCAATGCTCTAGGGCCATACTCTGCACGTCCGCTTGCTACACCTACAATCTTGCGTGTTAGTAGTTCATCCAGCAATGGCTTGACAGGATAATCACCCGGGATTGATTCTCCTAAGAACGCATCCTTCCAATGTAGTTTTTTACCATATGCCAGTGCAGCCGCACCCAATGCACTGCCAGCGTCGCCCGGGTTAGGCATGATCCAAATGTTATCATAATAACGTCCTAGGTTGCGGTTAGCAGAGCAGTTTAATGCAACGCCTCCCATGTAAACCAAGTTATTGCTTTTACCTATATTGCGGGCTTTTGACATTATACTGTATATAAACTGTTCTACAATACTTTGTGCGCTTGCCGCTAGATCATAACCCTGTTGATTACTATCTTTAAAGTCCACGTTAGGCATAAACTCTTCTACACCAGTATGTAAGTTTTCTTTAAAAGTAGGTGGGTTAAGTGCTTGCACATACCGGTTTAGAATATGTGATTCATATGTTGCGTTTCCATATGCAGCCATGCCCATTAGAATGTATTCTTCATCTAGTGGGCGCAAGCCTGCACGTTTGGTAAAAGCACTGTAGAACAATCCAATGCTCTGTGGATATTGCATGGTCCACAATCGCTTATATTTGGCTTTGCCCTTTTTGTTGTATTGTGCATGCCAAATACTCACGGTATCCATTTCGCCAATGGCATCAATTACTACAACAGTTGCATCATCATATGGTGAGGTTTGAAAGCCTGCTGCTGCATGGCTTTTGTGATGTTTGAACGATACTAGTTGTTTGTCTAACAGTGACGTGTGTCCAGCAAACTGCGGTTCTAGTGTCTGACGTAGAGTAAGGGCGCGATCAACGGCTTGTCCCGCACGAAACTGTCGCCATTTTTTCAGCCAGTGATTTTCATAGTAAGCAACTGTATCAATTTCGCCGTAGCTCTTGGCTGCTTCCAAGATGCCCGAACACAAGTTTGCATCGTGCTTTTGCTTACTATAACGCTCCGAATGTGAGGCAAAGAGGATCTCGCCGTGATCGCTGATTACTGCTACACCTGCGTCGTGGAACCCACAACTTACACCTAGTATATTGCTCATATTTTATTTGTAGATAAACGGATCGCGTTTGCGAAGTTCTTTTAACTTCTTGCGATAACGGATTTCTAGTTTAATTTTATTATAAATGTAAACCGGATTAAACCAGTTTAAGATTCGTTTAATGCTTTCCAATTGCTGTTACCTGTTGTTGTACAAAGTCTGGATCGCTCCAGCGATAATCAAATTCAGCATACGCATCTGAGGTGCGGATACTGTAAACGTCCAAATACTTATACAGAATATTCCAGATGAATTGATAATCTGTAGTTCCAAACGAACGTTCTAGGTCTACTTGTCCTACTTGAGGATGTCCAATGGTTAAACTTTTGTCGTTAGGATCAAACCCATTTGCGGACAGCCATTCTCTAAAATCTCTTAGACGTTTTTTCATAAACTCGTATTCACTTGGATCTTGACCCCATTCAATGTCAAAGTCTCCTGCGGCTAGCGTTTGTGATCTCAGAGTAGTGGTTGTTAGCTCGTCAATTCTCGAATCTCTGCCTTCGTCCGTAAACACTTCCCAGTGGTGTTTTCCCACGGCTTTATTAACACCAACAAACACTCCGCCCATTGGTCTAGCAATAGTGTCAACACCAAATAACTCAAAGTCTTCATCAGTCAACTCAAACTTAGGTGCATTAATCCAACACATAAGTTGACTTGGCCGTTGCCATTCGGGCAAATGACGCTGTTTGCCGTAACTTAACGCCCAACTTTCAAATTCATGACACAACAGATTAGTCTGTCTGATGTACCATTTTTGTTCTGGAGTTGCTGATAGCGCATGCTTCGATGGATTCTGCGTCGTTCCTTCTAAGTCTTCAAAGTAACGATGTAAATTATTAAAATGCTCGTGGTTAACTGTAATACGCTCTTTTCCATCTACCTCTGAGATTTCTGTTGTTAGAGAATTTTCAAGTGTAAAATGATCTTGAATTTCATAGTCCAGGTCTGACCGATTAATATACTCAATTACACTGTTAATTTCCTGAACTAGTTGTTCGCCGTTACGGTCGCCACCGGCAAACCCCAAAAAACAATAGTTTTTTTCTAGATGTAATTTACGTTTTAAAATATCGTTTAATGCTGCAAGCCACTTACGTGATAAACTATTATCATAGACGTTAATATACACAGGCAACAAGTCGCCTGTGTGACTACGCAGATGCAGTTCTATTGTATCAAGTAATTGATTGCCACCATTCATATATAGCAGGGTCCTGTTTTAATATTTCATCCATTGTTATTGGTTGTTCGCGTATTGACTCTAGTGTTAATACACGTTGCTTGCCTTTTTGCATACCCTTGTGGTACTGATCGCCCCATTCTTCTCCTAGAGTAGGCCTCTCTAGCAAATGTTCTAGTACATCTACGAGAGGCTGTTGGTGGCGATCAGCGTGTGGGCGTATACGTTCTAACACTTTATTAACGTAGCCGTGTAACGCTTCTCGCGGCAATGCCAATGGACTTAGAATAATATCTGGACTAAATGCAAAAGTAACCTTAGCAAGTAGTTGAGTATTTAATTCTTTGCTTAACCAGAACATATTTTCCAGCTCAAACAAACCCGGTAGTGTAAGCGTGAAGTCTAACCGCATTTGCCTGTCGTTTGTTTGTATTGCTTGCGCTTGTTTATAGTAGTCTAAGAACTGGTCCCACTTTAGTCCTGTGCGTATGTATTCACCAATGGCACCTGTGCCGTCAATACTTGCACAAATTTGCCAGTCGCGTATATTGGGTAGTATGTCTTTAAATAAGTTAACACCTTTGTATTCCACTCGCGACAGGTTAGTGTTATAACGTGCGTATACATTCCCGCCTTGATTTAACTCTACAATACGTTGCATCACACGCCAGTGTTCTTCAAACATAAGCGGCTCGCCGCCAACCCAGTAAATTTCCTCTACACGGTTTTCTTCTACTGCATCATAAAGCTCTTGCGCAACTGTTTCGGTTTGAAACTGTTGTATTTGCTTTTTAATTGCTGGACGCATCCAATTGTTGTTAGGATTGTTCCAGTCAGTCATGTTGTGTTTCTTTTGTTCGCTTTCCCACGAACTAGATAACATATCTCCGCACTGGCGGCACTTAAAGTTACACAAGTTTGAAATACGATAGTCCCAACTAACTGGCTTCATTGAGGTATAGCCTGTGTCGTCAGTTGACTCCCATAGTTCATCGTACTTGTGTTTAAACAAATGATAAAAGTAACTGCGGTATACGTCTGTGTTTAACAGTTTATGATTACACACTTGACATTCATCTGGAATGTTGCCTTGCATCATCTCCCGACGGACACGGCGTACATGTTCACTATTCCAGTGTTCTTCAAGTGTTAGTGGCTTATATTCACCTGTGCCACTGGCGGTATCAATATATTGTTCAAAGTTTTGTGCAGGTTCGCGGCTAGCGCAACAAAGCCTGCGCTCTGTTTGTGGCGATAGGTATGTGTGCGTCCAAGGCGCCATACACAAGAACTCGGGTCTACTGTCTGGTTTATTCATCAAATTCTAACCTATCAAATATTAATTCAGATTCTGACTGCATAATGCTATTAAATTCATTTACATCAGTTACACGTCCAATCTTAGCAACGCCTGTATAATATTTTATCTTCTCTGCTGTATGCTTACTTACAAACTCGGGTGCTTCGTGTTTAAACTTGTGTAGTATTGTTTCTTTGTCAACTGAATAGCCACACGGAATAATTACAATTGACGGTTTAACTATGTCGTGGAACTTGCATGTACTATCTAGATCTGAATAATCATCTTCCATATACAACTGCAATGGATTATGACCAACATACGGATTAATTAAAATTGCATCACCAGGACTAGCTTGTGTTTGAAACTCGAAACTTTTAGGCAACGGCTTGCTTGCATCATTAAGCCATTCAACTTGTAAGTTGCATGTTCTTTTTGCTTGAGTTTTACCAAACTGTATACTATGTAAGCAGTGATGAAGATCATACAGTAGCCAGTCATACTCTTCGGGCATATTATCAAAGCCAACACGTCCAACACTATACTCTAAGTCTTTGTGTAGCTTTGATGTTATGTCAGTTGTGTACTCGTCTGCTAGCCAGTCCCAACCAAGTTCTTGTTTAGCAATATGCGCAAGCTCTATTAGATACTCTGGGGTCCATTTAATATTATCTGTATAAAAAGGCTTCTGATTGGCGTAATTCTGTTTAACCAGATCGTAATACAGCCGTCCAGTTTCCGTGTTGTCAATTTGCACACTTAAAGGACTTTGATCAACAAAATATAAATCAATCTTCATATATTAGCTGAAATAACTCGCTATGAGTATCGCGCAAACTAACCCCGCGACGATCATCAATTCTTCTAATTGCACTTTGTAACTGCTCCGGTGTAATTCCATTTGATTCGTTCATGAACTTAATAACATTAGTCCACTGTTGTTTTATTGCATCTTCAACATCTGCCGTATGCAAACGAGACTGGGCCTCCTTCTTTGCATTTTCTGGCAACGCTTGTACGCACCACTCAGGACCATCGTGGAGTATATTCCAAAATACAAAATCAAACTCAGTAAAATATTTCCAGTTAACCACATCGCTAAGGTAAAGCACATTATAGATGTTAATGGTGCAGCATAGTTGGAGAGATATGTTGGAACTCTCTGACCGTAGCTGTATAAACTTTTTAACATTCTCATTTACTAGATCCCAGTCTGCTTCTGTGCGTTCATACTCAAAACGTTCCTCTACATTGTCTATAGAGAAAGCAATCTCAACATGTTTAAAGTGTTTCCATACATCTACATATTCCTCTGGCCATTGTGTGCCGTTTGTGTTGTAATGTATTTCAATGTTGTGTGCTAGATTTTGTTCTACTAGACTATTTAAGTATTCAAAGTGTTCGCGGATCATAAAGGGTTCGCCGCCTGTAAACTCTAGGTAGCGTAAGCCCTCTGACACTTGTGTTAGGTCTTCCCAAAACTGTTCGTTTTTACGTGGCCAAGCGCCTGCTCGCAACATTGTATAAGGGAAACTCTGTTTTTGTTCCTCTTTAGGAAATTGTTTAACTTCCTCGGTAGCATAGGTGCTGCTGGACCATGAACCGCAGATGCGGCACTTTAAATTACAGATGTTTCCTAACTTAAAGTCAATAAACATCAAGTCCTTTGCATCCTCAGTCCACTTTGTTTCCGTGGCCAGCAGCGAACTTAATCGCTCTTGCGTATACTCGCGTTTGCTTTTAACACCAGCGTCTTCTGTATCCCAACATTTACGACAAGTTTTTGGTCGCTCTCCTGCTAGGAATTGTTTGCGCAAGTCCTGCATATAGTTGCTATGCTGTATATCATTTAGTTGTGCATTTAATAAACTATACTTGTTACCCGCATTGTCTACTACTTCATCGTCTGCTAAACAACAAGGACGCACTGATCCAATAGGACTAGTTTCTAAACTAATCCAGGGCAGCACACAAAATGTTTCGTTAGGCAGGTTCATTTAAGTGTTTTTAATTCTGGAATAAAATCTAGTATATTCTCGCCACGTATCTGATCTAGCTGATTTGTTTTAGCCCAGAAGTCGCGCAAAAGATGCGTGTTATCATTTTTTAACATGTTTAAGGCTGACTCAAAACCAACACTTGCTCTGTTTAACAAATCCAATGGCTTTAACCATTCTAAGTGGCGCTGATAGTTATCGCGAATCATATCTTTATATTCAGGAGTAGCAATGTCAATGCGATATAGAGGCGGATCAAGTAATACATTAAAGTTAAAGTCTTGTGGCTGTATAAATCCTCGTTCAACCCAATCTCTATGGAAATCAGTGACGTGCAATGCATTCATGATGCTTACAGTGGCACTAATGTAGAAATCAACGTGAGGGCACATTTCTATCATTAGTTTTCTATTTGCTTCAACATCTTTCCACTTAGTTCCCGATCGTATATACTCAGCGTACTTGCCCATTGCATCTAAACTGGCTCCCACTGATACATTAGGAAAATGTTTCCACATGTCAAACACATGCTTATCTTTTAGTTTAACTTGTGTAAAGTTTGTGTTATAGATTAAGCGTACATCAGTTTTGCCGCGTTTGATGAGCTCTTCTAATATAATGTAATGTTCTTCCATTACAAGTGGTTCGCCGCCAGCAAAGTAAATTTGTTCTACATAATCAATATGCTCCAACAGTTGTTCTAACATATCTGTTTCGTGACGACCTGCATAAATTAGTGGTTTATTGTTTTTAGCCCAGTCGCTGCCTGCTAATTTAACTTGGTCTTTATACCATTGGCTACTAAAAATATGACCGCAACTGCGACATTTTAAATTACATAGATTGCTAAAGCGTATGTCCCAGTATGCTAGTTTAAAATCACGATATGTTCCATCTTCCTCTGTTTCTAACACACGCTCAACTAAATGCCCGTGATGTTTATTTGCACTCTGCCTACCGCTAAAAAATCCAGTTTTTTCTTTTTCGTAACACTGCCAGCAGGCATTATTTTCTCGATTGTTTAACATGTCTAATCGAAGTTTTTTAGTTTGTTCTGAATTCCAAATTTCTTCAAGAGTATCAACTTTTGAATTACCAAGTACTCCATCATGCATGTGTGCCATACAGCACGGTAATACTTCGCCTGTTGGAAAGCCATGTAAATGTATCCACGGATAGATACAAAAAGTTTTACTTTCTGTCAGCAAAAACTGTTCTTTGCTGGAAATGTTTTCTAGTGATATCTTCAACGGATTAACTGAATCATACTGATATTGTTCTTTTTTACTATACGGGTGAAGATCTAATTTTCTGTGGTTGAATTTCCCAGAAATAGGTTTAATTTCAATATCGGTTAAGTCTATGCTAATTTGTTTTAGCAATTTAGCTTCGTTAATAATATTAGGATTACTACTTTCAATAATGACAAAACTATTAGTAATGTCTATTTCATTTAACAACGTCTGCACATTACGCAGTACTAATCCAAGTTTTGAATCTTTAACATAAAAATCAACAGTGTGTTTTAAAATAATACGCTCATCTTGACTATATTTTTCTTTATAAAGATTTTGTAATTGTTGTTCAAGTTTTTGTTGGGCTTCGTTATAGGTTAATTCATCCCAGTAACTCAGATCAATATTATAACATTTCATACCATTCTCCAATCACAGGAAACGTTTCTTTTAAGTTTTTACCACGGCGCTCGTCATACTGCGCATAAAACTTTTTAAAGTCATTGTGTAATGCAGGCATATCAAACGTGTCCGAGTGCGGTGTTTTAACTACGTCTAAGTAATCAATTAAACGTTGTGTTTGATTCTTTTCCATTTGATGTAGCAGAGGACTATCTGCGTGTGCATCTAACCATTCTTGTAATTCATTCTTAAAGCGAGTGCGCAATTCATCCGGTAATACAAGAGGTGATTGGAAACTAGGGAAGCGTAGAATGTTTAATGTAAATGTAGGGAAGTCTTTACCAAACTTAACCTTAAAGTCTAGCATCCAGTTTAAGAAGTCTACCAAAGATTCTAGACATAATGCGTTAATAGTACACATTACATGGAAGCCTGCTACATTGCCTTCTGCTACTGCACGAGTTGCGTTAAACTCCCATTGCTCAAAATTAAACCCATCACGAATGTATTCTGCTTGCGCACCCATTGCTTCGCAACTTGTGTATAGTTGGAAGTCTTTTAAGTTCTGGCCTGCTTCGATTAGTTTATTGATCTTATCTTCTTCAAAGCACAAATTGCTATTAAGTGCAAACGATACATCTGTTTTGTTATTCTTAAACCAATCAATAAGACGCATAGTGTGAGGACTCATCATTGGCTCGCCGCCTGTTAAGCGTAGCTCTTGTAAACTTTTATGCAGATCTGCTTCCCACCATTTAAAGAACGCTTCTACATAAGGGTTAGTTTCTTTAGGCTTAAACAGTTGTGCCGAGTCGTGTTCGTGTGTAAAGTGATTGCGGCCGTCGCTTACTAGATCTACATAAGGGCCGTGCTTCTTTAGGTCTGTTACCCACTGTGTTGAAAACGCAGGGTTACAGTAAGAGCATGCAAGTTGGCAGGTTCTATCAAATGCAATCTCAAGCGTTTGTAAGTCTACGTCTCGATCAGGTGCACCCTGCATTGCTTCAAGTACCAAGTTCTCATCATAGATAACAGTTTTATACACGCGATCTGAAATGTTGTCGCGCCCAATGTCTTCAATCTTCCAGCAGTACTCGCAGCCCGCAGGGCGTTCACTGTTCTGCATTTGACGTCGTTCTTCTTTTTTCTTTGGTGTGTTGTGTAGTGCTTTATAGTTTTCTACTACACTGTCTACACTCACATGATGCGGAAGTGGATGGTGGCAACTTGTAGTCATGCCTGATCCTAACCAAATAGTAGCGTTATACCATTTAGCAGCACAGAAACTTGTGCTATAGTTGTCTATCCATTGTTTTACTTCTAGGTCTGTTTCGCGACCTGGTTTGCGTAGTTTGCTTGCCATGTGTATACTTAATTGAATTATTGTTGATGTGCTAGATATTTGCACTCATCCCAAAATGTTTTCATTTCTGGGTAGGTTTGCAGGAAGTTGTAACCGTGTCTGCGATCATACTCTGAGAAGAACTTGTAAAAATCAGCCTTGTCGCGCTCGCTGTTAACACTACTACGATCACGCATCCAAGCAATGTCACGATCCAGTCTTTTAATTTCATAGTCTTTAAATCCTTTAAAACGTGTACGAGGAGTTTCCGCATTTTCCATCATCCACTCCATTAATTGTTCCATATGATCCGCATACATCTCATCCAACAAACGCATTGATTGCCATTTAGGTGTATGTAGTACAGGAGTATCAAACCATACACGTTGATAATCGTTAGAGTACAATTGTCTTAATCCATGTATGCCAGCAAATAGTTTATCTAAACTAACAACGCTTAAATTGTTCATTGTGACAATAAATGTAAGACTACTTCTATAAGGAACTTCATCTAAAAATTGATTAACTCTATCCCACATTAGATTAAAATCTAATCCTGCTCGCATATACTCCGCTTGCGCACCCCAACCATCAACACTCACATACTGCATAAAGTGTTCTACATTCTCACCTTCGTTGCAAATGCGTTTTACACGGTCAATGTATCGGTCCCATAACTTTTGCTCTACTGAGAGGTTACTTGTTACGTTTAGATGTAGGTCTGGTTTTGGATTGTCTAGTACATAATCAAATACACGGAATGTATTACGATCCATTAGTGGCTCTCCGCCAGTCATGCGGAAATGTTTTAGTTCAGGGTATAAATCTGGCCACCATTTCCAAAACGCATCAACGTATGGATTTTCTTCACTGTTTAAGTATACACGGCGATCGTTAGCAAAATGCACTGGATCGTTGTGCGGTGTGCTAGTAGGATAAGCGCCATGTTCTTTAGCCTGGCGCCCCCAACTAGATGAGAACTGCGGCGAACAGTAGCTACATTCTAGATTGCATGCGTTGTTAAAATTAACTTCTACATACGCTGGATTGGTATCTGCTCTTGGGTCGCTGACCACACTATCAAAAGTTTCAATCGCCCACGGTTCGCCTGAGCGGTAGTGTCGGTCGCTAAGTTTACCATTATCCTCCATAGCCCAACAGTAAAAACATTCTTCAGGGCGTTCGCCCGCAATCATTTTTTCACGCTGTTGTTTTTTATAACTGGTATTGTGTAGTGCTGCTGGATTCTTCGCTATTTCTTCTACAGGAATTTTGTGTAGCGGCGGATGATAACAACTGTTATTAAAGCCGTTAGTTAAGTGTAGACTTACTTGCTTCCATTTAGCCAAACAGAAACTTGGACTTACTGTATCTAACTTTTGCTGTGCAATTTCAGCGTCGCTGAGAAACTTTGATTTAAAGTCTGCGTTTACTTCGTCGCCTTTATTTTGCATAATATATTAATTACTCCGTATAGCGTGTTGAACTGCTGGCGAAAGTTTAGCATACTCTGATTTAATATTGTGCAGAATATCTTTACACTCATTGAAGTTTGGATGTTCCTTGTTTAGAACGTTGTGTTCATCAAAATACCCATGTTTAATTGTCCATTCGTCAGGCTCTAAAACTTCTCGGTTACCCCAAGTAGCCCAGTCATCAAGTTGATGCACTGTTCCCCAAAACCTATACTTTTCACATAGCGAAACAAAATTAGTTAGGTCTTGATAATTATCCCGTTGCAGTGCAAAGTTTAACTCTGTTTGAATGTTGTTATTACTTAGATATTCTAAATTCTCAATCAGTACTTCCCACTTGCCGCCCAAACGCACTTTTTCGTAAACATCTTTACTAGCAGCGTCAACACTAATTGAAAAACTTGCAGATTCAATTATTGGCAAATTTGCAAGTTGCTTCTTAACTAATAAACCATTGGTTTTTATATGTATTGTTTGATCTTTTTTTGTCTTCCAGTTCTTAATTAATGGACGCATAATTAGACTAGCCAATGGGTCGCCGCTACCAGAAGTGATAATATGCACAGGATTATTAGATTTTTCTAGCCATGTTAAAACACGTTCAACTTGTTTAATTTTACGTTCAAACAACTCACCTATTGTATGCATTATTGTGCTGCGTCGGCAGCTTGGACAAGCTAGGTTACAACTGTCGTCAATGTTAATTATAATAGTGTACGTTGTGGTTCTAACCTTTATGTTATGGTTTCTTATGCCGCAGTGGTTAACTGCGCACCAGGTAAACTTTTTGTCGTCTACGTCTTTTTGTATTATCTTAGCAAGTTTGCTGTCAAACACTTCTTCAATTGAATTAAAGTCTAACACGTTACCCACCGGTATTGGCAGCCATCCATCGCAATCACACAATAAACAATTACCATTTGCATCAATTGTAATTGTGTTATATGGTGTCTTGCATGAATTTTGTATGTTATGATCTAAGATTCTACCGCGTGGCATTGCATTAAGTGTAAACTTGTAATCTTTTGGTAATATAAAATACCCGTGGTCACTTTTGTTGCCTTTATTTTGCATTACGGCAGCTCGTTCTCCCTTACAGTTGGACCAAAGTTTTTCCAGTTGCTCATATAGTGTGTCTTAAAGAAGCGGCTTTGTTCTGCATCCATCTCAACCATGTTAAGACCTAATTTATGCTTTAGTTCTTCACCATAACTTTGGCAGTTAACGTCAGTGTCGACGCCGCGCACTTCTGTATCCCAAATGTTTTCTAGTGCATCAAACCACTGTACCTCACGATGATCCCAGTCTGTTAGCATTGTTTTGTATGTGCCATGTCGTGCGCCAAGTATTGCCCAACGACCGTGTTCGGCATCGCGACCTACGTTTTGCCAAATCTCCAAATGGTCCATATTGCGTTTATGAACTGCATCTTTAAACTCTGCTACTGTAGGCTTGCGTCCTCTATCTAAACACATCTTGACACCTTCGCGGAAGCCTGCTCGCCATGCGTGGAATACGCTACCGTTTGGGTATGTAGTTGAATAGCAATCGTGCATTGGCCAATATAGAGGGTCAAAACAAAACTCTACATCAGTATCATCGGATCCTGTTGACGCTTCGTGCGTTTTCATATTAAGTGCAAACTCGCGTGTCCAACACGACAATCCACCGTTGCCGTACATTAATCCATTTACTTCGTTGCGAGCTCTCCAACGAAAAACAGCACGTTCGTATTCAGGAGTTTTCATATCTAACTGCATATTAAAAAACTCTGGATCAGGCATATTGTCGCCATCAATGAGAATAAAACGTTCTGTGGTGCTTGCTTCTGCTGCTGCTTTGTGCGCTGCGTCCGAACCTTTAACTCCGTCTACACGCACGGCCCAAGGTACTATGTTTTGTATCTTAACCCAAAACTCTTCCTTCATAGGTTCATCGTAGCTCAAGTACACCACGTCTAAATCTGCTACGTCAATAATATTACTCATATCTTTTTAGTTTCCATTCATCATTACTTACAATGCTAACATCGTTTTTTGGCATGTTAACTGGTACAAGTTTTTGAAAAACCTTTTGAGCAGGTTTTACAAGTTTACCATCAACGACCGTTATATCATAACGGCCTTCTGCAAATGTTTGTACGTCAATTACAATATAAGTGCCAGGTAAATCTTCCATAGAATAAAATTCTACTTCTCCTAAGTCATTATAATATAAACGATATTCAAAGTCAACCTGTTTAGGTTGCTCTATTTGCTCAACGGCTTGCCAAAAGTTCGTCATACAACGGCTCCAGTTCTAGTGCAAAGTCTTTTTGATGATAATGTACAGGATAGCGTTGGCTTACTGTGTTAATTCTAAACTCACCACGATCTAGCTCCCATACTAGTTGTTTACGCCAATCCTCTGCTTTAATACCATTGATGTGTTTTTTCATGTGTATTAGACTAGGATAGGATACAGAAGTTGGTAGTGTAACACGTTCAACGCCAATGATGCTTGCTGCCATTGCGTAGATTAAGTCTGTGTTTGCTACTTCATCCTCTGCGTGACGTAGTCCTTGTTTTGCTTGTTCCCAATTTTGAAACAGTTGTTTCACTAGCACAAAAAAGTCTCGTGCTGTTTCACTTAGGCGCCAGTAAGTAATAGCGTTATATACATCTGGAAGATTATTAGCATCAAATATTTTGCGATAATGTCTTGATTGTGCAGGATTGTTATAAAAATCTCGTGCGCCTTGTGCAACAACTACATCGCGATGTTCTAGCATTGTCCACCAATGCCAGATTGGAGTAGTAACAATCATGTCTGCTTCAAGTTTAATAGTTTGTCTAAAGGGTGTAGCATAAAACACTTGCCAATCATTAGACCAGCCGCCGTGATCGCCTGCAGGAAATACACGCGAATAATCAAAACAACTGTCTGTGTACTCTCGATCGCTTAGTATACACACTTTTGCTTGCGGATGCCACACCTTAATACTCTTAGCTAGTACTCTGGCACAAGCAACATAGTCTGTATCTTCTGTATTACTTGCTACGATGAGGTAGCCACGTTCTGCTTCAATCTTCATATAGTTTACTTAGGTGTTTTTTACCCATAGCATGAAAATCTTGGTTGTCAACTAACAAATGTTTGTTACCATACACAAATTTATACCCTTTCTCGTGCTGTTTAACTGTTACTTCTGGTGGCACTGCTTGTAGCGTCCACGGAATATCAAATTCTGTATTTAATATATGTCCGCTTGCAATACCAATAGCTATGCTTAATGCATAATCATTGCGAAATGGACGATGTTTGAAGTTATATAAATTTGCGTAGTGGGTGTAGTTTGCTTCTACCATTGCCATTGCATCAAATATTGCTCTAGCACGTTCTGTTTTACGAAAGTATACAACAGTTGCCCACCACATTGGAAACTTGTATTCACCAAATGATTCTAAACGATTACTCCAGTTAGTGCCAGTGATACTATTGGATACACGATGGCACAAAAAATCTTGCTGTATATCAAACAACCTCAACAGTTGATCACTGTTTACAACGTAATCTGCATCTAATAGTATAGTTTCATCGTAAGGTGACAACTCGTATGCACGACTGCGGCCCGAGTTCTTCCATTTTACTGCTTTATCGTAGTCAGCAAACCAACGTGTAGACTCTGTAGTAGCAGTTTCGTCTGTTATGATAGTGGTTGGCAAGCCAAGGTAGTGTTCTATGCGTTTAGCACTTGCTTCTGCTAACTTTACATAGTCTATGTCGCCGTTATTGTGTGCGAATATTAAACAGCCTCTACTCACCCAGGCGCCTCATTAATAGTTCTTGGTCCCATACTTTTTCTGCATCGCCATATGAAGGTAGTCTGTTAATAAGTTGTTCTAAATCATACCGCACTATAAGCAAATCGCGTTTAGCAGCAGGTATTGATCGTGCTGCGTGTGCAAGCACATTTAATGCTAGTTCAATATCTTTAACTGCTTGTTTACACTGTTGGTCGCGATGATAACTCATTTAATACCTAGCGATTTTCCTATAGTACGATCTAGTTCTTCCATTGTCACACGATCCTGCTTTGCTTCTAGCAGTATACGCTTCAGGTTACCACCAGTAATGTTTTGTAACCAAAGATTTATTTCATCTGCCCAACGAACTAGTGTGCGAAAGATGTGTCTGCGTTTAATCACACTCTGGCTCTGCTTCTTCTACAGGTGTTTGCTTTGGTTCAGTCACTTCTTCTGCTTGTGCAGTAAAAGCTAATAATGATAATAGTAATACTAGATATTTCATTAAAATAACTCCTTCTCTGTTAATACTTGAAACTCGTAGTGGCGTTCTTTACACCATTCCTCTGCTGCTTTCCATTTGGCTTTGTTTATCTTCCAATAGGTTTGTGCAGAGGGTTTGATCTCAACGATCTTTTCTTTTATATTTCCCTTCTTATCTACATACTTGATGTAGAAGTCTGGGTAGTAGTTGTGCCAACGAGTATCTTCTGGCGAGAAGTATGGGATATGATACTCTTCGTTTGTCCAGTAGATAATGCTATCTGAACGATCGCAGTACAGCATAAAACGACGCTCCCATAGGCTACGATAGATGTAACTTTCTTCTAGCGTCTTGTATGTGTTTTGAGGGCGGTACTTACCTTTGACGGCGGAGTTCTTCATGTTCTGTTAACCAAGCGTTCATTTGTTCTTGCCAACGTTGCTCAACAAGTGTCTTTAACTCTTGTGTAGCAACTTCTACTGGAGTTCCGTACTCGTCTACTAGCACAACTGTATCTGAGGTTACTGTGTTTAGTAGCACAAGTAGGTCTGCGCCAGCCTTCCACATGCCGCCAGCATGAGCAAACAACATCTTTGCTTCATACTTTTCTCGTAACACTTGTTTAGCTTGGTTGTGATCAAACCTAGTGCGACTTTGGGTAATAATTGTGTCTGTATTCATAATGCTACTTATTATACAGGATCTTTAGTCAAAAGTAAAGGGCCGCAAAGCCCTTTACTTTATTAATAAGATATAAACTTATTAGTTAGCCATTGACCACGAAGCTGCGTTCATAGCAGGTGTGCCCCATGAGTTAGACAAGTAAGTAGTTGATGGTGGACGTACTACCATTGTTTGTGATAGTGTGCCGCCAACACGGTCAAGTGTTGATGATTGACCATCTGGGAAAGTAGTTGTATCAGTAGCTGCGTCAGTTAGTACAGTAGTGATAGTTATTACTGCGCCCGAAATACTTGCTGTGATAGTAGCGTAGTTTGAAGTATACGGTGAAGAATCTGCGTACTGTTTGTATATCTCAAAAGGCGTACTGGTTAAATCAACATAACCTGTGGTAGTAGCGTGAGTTGCTGCTGTGCCTGAGCCGCCAATCTTTGTAGTACCAGTATAACTAGTACCTGCGATGGTTTGTGTAAGAGCTCCGTGAGTAATAACAATAGTGCCTAACTGTGACAACAAGTCTGCCCATTCAGTTGACTTGTCGTTTGGTGGACTTGTTAATGAATAGTTCATACGAATCATGCCGCCAGCGTTAAAGAAGTAACGTGCTTCGTCAACAGAGCCAAATGTAATTGTACGAGTAAGTGTAGCACTCGCGTACCAAGTTGTAGTAGACGAAGCTGTACCGTTAGTAGTAATGTCTGTGCCGCTTGCTGCTGCATTTAAACGATTTGAGTAGAGATCAGAAACGTTACCGCTCAATGCTGTGTAAGCAGAGATAGTATCGCCACCAGTTGGATTTGTGATTGAAGTAATTGTTGTACCTTGGTGGTCAGCAATAGATGTGCAACGATTTAACAAGTTAGCCCATTGTGTTGCTGTAACTGTTGTGCCCGCACTAACTGTAGAAAGTCCGGTTTGACCGTAACCTTTGTCGCCTGTGCCTGAACCCCAAATTGAGTTTACGTTTGCTGTATTATGATCTACACTGTCGCCACCTTGGACGAAAAGATTGTAGTGGCCGTCTTCTATTGTATCGCCAGTTTGATATGCCATTTAAATATTCCCTTTGTATTAGTTAAATGTAACGCTATAAAAAGCGGCGCCCTACTTAGTAGTCGAGCATTAGCTGTTATCCTGTAACAGAAGCGTCGCTTATCGTCTTTTTATAGCTGGGTGATTGTTTTCTAATCTACTTTATTTATTAGCTTTTGCTATAAAGACCATTAGAAGTTAATCTTTACTACCGCTTCAACTGTACCAGCTTCTTCAGTAGCTTTGTCTTGAAGAGCACGACCAATAATGTTTCGTGCTGTTGCTTCACCGTCTTGAGCTGCGCGAGCAAAGCCGTTGCCAGCTGAAACCAGGCGGTCGCCTTTGTTTACAGTGCCAACTACTTTAACTGGAACTCGTCCATTCATAGCGATTGGTGGGTGTGTAGCATTTGAACCTGCTGCTGCGTTCATCAAGTACGCTGCACGGTCTGAGACGACGCCAAAAACGTCTTCTGAAAGTTCTTCTACGGCTTGTGTAACTTCTGCTACACCGCCTAGCGATACAACAGTACCTGCTTCGTACTCAGCATCCGCTTCAAAACGCTCAGCTAAGTCAGCGTATTGTGCTGAAGTTGATTCGCCGTGGAATGTGGTTGCATATACATTGGCAAATTCGTTGCCTGATGCGCCAATATTAGTAGTTGACGCAACACCTGGTAATACATCCGAAGTTGATCCGTCTAAGACTAGTACGCTAGTAGCTGCGCCACCTTGGTTAACACGCAAAATTATATCACCATTTGAGGTAGCATTGCGCACTGTTACATCTGACCCGGATACCGATACGGCAAAGTCTGCATCAGAACCAACTGTAAGACCTGTATCATTTGCAATACCAAGTGTACCTGAGGTGGTGTCGTTTGTGGTTGCGCTTAAGAAGCCAGTTGAATCAATACCATCCAACAGTTGGGCATCTGATGCCGTGCCTCGGAATAACGCACCAGAAACTGCTGTTGAAAGTTGGATACCAGGATTAATTGTAGCAAAACCAGCAATTGGAGTACTTGGTGTAAACGCAGTTGTATCTTTTGAAATAATGCCAACAACAATGTCTTCAACATACAGTTTAACTACAACATGGTTAGCAGCAAGTGTATCTTCAACTATATCAACAATTGCTCCCGACGTTCCAGTTCCAGCTGTAAATGAAGGGCCTACTACAATAAAATCGGAGCCATCGTACACGTTTAATTGAGAGTTATTAGAATCAAACCATAAGTCGCCTGCTACGGCGCCAGTTGGTTCCGATCCGCTTGATGTTGCTGCACCCAAGTTCTTCCATTGCGAACCGTTATACACTTGTAGTATTCCGGCAGTGGTGTTAAAGAACAACTGTCCTGTCAACGGTGCACTTGGCGCAGTTGAGTTTGCTGAGTTCTCAAGCAACCTAATAAAGTTTTCTCCTAAAAACTCACCGTAACCAGCATAGTTCTTACCAATGATAGTTACCGAGCTATCAGTATTTGTAGTACCATCTGCAACGGTTGCAAATAAATTGCCATTTGTTTTACTAATATTATAAGGCATTTCCCTTATCTCTCCATTATTCCAATGTTAATATTTATCTTTAAGATAATCTATGCGCTTACGCTGCACTTAAATTTGTTAATGTTTGGATACGAATTGTATAATCAATTTGTATCTGTCTGTTCAACGATTTTTGAACAGGGTGGAAAATAACGTGTGTAATCAATTTAAGATCGCTTGCGCTACCATTCCAAGATTTTAAACCTAGTTCGTCAAACACATACTCACCATCAAGGTTAGTTGAGTTATCAAATGCCTGCTGCCCTGTTGGTTCGCCGTAGTCTAGTAGACACGAAACTTTAATATCTGTGTAAACCTGACCTGATGTATGTAAAACAGTTAGGTTGTTACGACTTGTGTCAGTGTTAGTTGCTGAGTTATCGTCAACAACTTTTTCAAAGGTTTGGTTGTACAAGTCAGCATTTTGACCAGTTGAGTTAGGTGGCAAATAGGTAATAACACCTGTCGGGTCAACACTTGTGCCACCATTACCGAAGCTCATTTGATAAATGTAACCTAAGTTTTTATTAGCCAAACTCTGTGCTAATGCTTCACTCATATTTTCATAATGAATGGCATTACGCTTGTCTACAAACACCTCTTTAGTTTCTGGATCAAAGATTTTAATATGACCCTGGATGTTTACTGAACTTGATTCGTTAGGTTTGTTTTCCATATCTTTCTTCTGTTGTGCATCGTTGTTTTGTTGCATTTGCTTTATTTATCCTTGCTTAATTACCCTTTAAGAAGTTTGCTGCTATAGTATCTTGCTGTTGCAAGGCTACGCCATTTGTTGCGGTTGTTGTGCCTTGTGCATACCATACTTCGTCATACTCTTCCCAGTATGTTGTATCAAATACTGTAACAGTTGGATACAAGTAATCGTCATCAAATACATCTGTTATACCGTAGATTGGCTTGCCTGTTTCTGGATCAAGAATTATAGGTACATCAATCTTAGCACGGTAGTAGTTATTTCTAAACTTAACTATATCACCTGCTGTGTACTCTGTGTCCTTAACCCACTTTTTAGCTGCAAACGCTGGCTGATACATCTCGCCTGCGCCTAAGTCAGTTACAGTTGAATTAACTGCGTGTACGCGATGCATACCAGTGCCTCCTGTGCCACGACGTAACCCGCTAACGGTGTTGTTAATTACATCGCGCTCGCGGTATGTTATACGCTCGCCGTTAATAGTAACAATACCAAATACTGCTGCTGTTAGGTTTGGTTCGCCTAAGTGGCTCGCATTTTCAACATAGATAACATCGTCTGTCCACTTTAGCTCTCGTACTAGTTTAGTCTGTGTAGTATCTAGCAAACGATATACCGCTGTGTTGTCGCGCATATCTTTAAAGATACGGAAACCAAGTGAGTTTGGAACAACCGAGTTAGTAAACGTTGTAACAGCTACAATGCTGTTAGCACTAATTGCAGGTCCTGCAATAACCATTGTTTGACCATCTGAAGAAACTGAGTAATCCGTTGCAGAATCTAAGCGTCGGCCGTCAACTGTGACCCACATGCGGTCTGTGTTAATTACTGCACGATCAAGCTCAAATAAGTTAATGCTTGACACCACGCCGGTAACACGATCCCATAAATCTACGTCAAATCCGTATTGATCCCATAGTTCTCGGTCTGCTTCACTAACTACAATTGGTCCTTTGAACACCTGTGTTAGAACATCTTGCTCGCGAATATCGTTGAAAGATGTTATAGCAATTGTATCGCCAACCGATAATGTTAAATTACTACCGGTAATAATAGTTAATTGATTGCCAACAACAGTGTATTGGGCAAGTTTGCCTTGCTCTATACCGTCAATTTCGTTACCGTCAGTTTTAATAACATAGATGTCAATAACATCTTCTGGGCCTGGTACTTCAGCAAGGAACGAAATAGTACGATTTGACGAATCATCAAACGTATCAAGCTGCCAGTCTACACCTTCTGTCTGACGGATCATATTAATGTAAACAGTAACATCGCTTGATGTGATTTGCGACATGTCAATATCGCAGCGATCGCCGTCTGGTAATTCATACGATGTTACACTCGACCCATCACCAATATGACGTCGGCCCGATGCCGGACGTAAACGTAGACCGTTGTGTTCTACGATTAGATTCTCTTGTCCTGCGTGTGCAAATGCTTCGCTTAGTGTAAACGATGCCGAACCTGAGTATGTAAACAGTTGTGTTTCTGGAATACTATAGGTTAGATCAACAACTGTTGAATCTTCGCTTGGGTTTTCTGCAAACACAACAACACTAATATAATCTGTAGCATCAAATGTGCCTGTAAATGTGATATTAGTCTGCGATGCAAACTCGCCTGCTGCAAATGTGTAGTTGGTAAACTCTTCGCCGTTGATACGAATCAACATTGTGTCAATGTCGTTAACGTTAACAGGAATAACACGTTGGTTGCCTGAAAGTAGATCACCTGTGATTGCAGTTTTGTACAACTGATTGCCACCACCGTAACCGTATACAAATACTTTAACAGCTTGTCCAGCAGTTGCACCACCGGTTACGTCAATGGTCTTGTTTACCCAATCCACAGTGTAGTGTACATTGTTGTACATACGAACGCCAGAAGTGTCGTTGAACACAACTAGTTCAGCTGGGTAGTCCATTAGGCCTGCCCAGCTCATGTCATTTCCTGCACCTTCAAACTGGTGTACTATTGACTTAACTTCCCAACCGTGACCGTTCTTACTGTAATCAAAGCCTGGACGAGTGTAAACACGCATGTCAAGTGTGTCAAAAATTGCGCCTGGAACAAGTTCTTCTGGTGCGTGTGAGTTGTAAACATCAACAAATCCGCCGCCTATGATGTCTGCGTCTGGATCAACGTCACTTGGTGTACCAACTGTTACTCGAGGTGCAGAGATATACCCAGCACCAGGGTCTGTAATAGTGTATCCAGTTACGGCGCCGCCAATAATAATTGGTGTTGCAGTAGCACGACGAGTTATACGATTTGGTGACGATATTACAATAGTTGGAGCTATGTCGTAGCCTGACCCGGCATTGGTAATTTCAATAGTAGCAACACCGGAACCGCTAAGTGCAGTTACTTCTGCTGTTGCACCAGAACCGTGATACGCTAGTCCAGTTGGTGCTGACATTGTAACGGTTGGTGGCGTAATGTAGTTTGCGCCAGCGTTAGTAATTGTAATACTAGAAACAGTGTCGTTAACAAGCACTGCGGTGCCTGTTGCAATGTCATTTACAATACTAGGATCAACTGCAATCGTAACAGTTGGAGCAGTTAGGTAACCAGCACCTGCATTATCAATGGTTAATGAAGTTACTGCATCGCTTGTTAGTACTGCTGTAAATGCTGCTGTTGTTGGTGTAACATCCGGAGCAGCGATAGTCAATGCCGGAGCGGTTTCATAACCCCAGCCTTGGTCTGTAGTTGTTAGTGCTGTCACAACGCCATTTGCTACACTTGCTACTACTGTTGCTGTGTACGGAGTAGTTGGAGCTGACAATGTTACAGTTGGAGTTACGTCGTAGTACGAACCACCCGAGTCAACCGTAATGCTTACAACGTCTGTATCACTAATAGTTGCTGTTGCAGTTGCACCAGTACCGTGATTAATAACAGTGTCTGGTGCTGCAATGCTAACTGTTGGTGCTGATGTGTAGCCTGTACCTGCTTCTGTTATTGTAATTGAAACTACATAACCATCGCCGTTATACAGCGGAGCAGTATCGCCTGAAATAGTTGCTGTTGCTGTTGCTTGTGTACCTCCTACAATGTCTGGAGCACTAATAGTAACTGTAGGTGCTACTGTGTATCCTGAGCCTTGAACACTAATGCTAATAGCGCCAACGCCACCTTCTGTATCAAATGATGCTGAATCAAAGCCATAACCTGAGTCTGGATCTACACCATCAAAACCAATTGAATCTGTATCTAGCGTTGCTGTTGCTGCTGCATTAATGCCTGGAGTTGGAGATGCTGGTGTAATAGTTACAGTTGGTGCACTCTGATACATATGGCCAGGATTATCCACACTAATTGATGTTACTGCATCACCTGTAACTGTAGCACTTGCAGTTGCTTGTACTGCGGTTGCTGTTGGTGCACCAACTGTAACTGTAGGCGCTACACTATAATAGTTTCCTGATTCTGTTACAGTACCGGTTGGTTGTACTTGATAGGTGCTTGCAGTAAGCTCAATTTCGCCCGTTGCTGTTACGCTCTCAGGAGGTTCCGACACTGTAACCGCAGGCGCGGTTACATAAGCATTGCCGCCGTTGGTAATAGAGTAAGTTGCTACTCCCCCTGTGGAGGTTAATGTATCCACTGTTGCTGTTGCTCTAGCTGTTGCTACACTTGGAGGATCACTAAATGTAACAGTTGGTGCACTAGTATAACCTCTACCGCTGTTAGTTATAGTTACATCTGTTACTTCGCTTGCAGTAATCGTACTTGTTGCAACTGCTTGTACGCCTGCTGTTGGCGGTTGCGCTGAGACAGTAACAGTTGGGTTACTCAAATAGCCAAAGCCCGGAGCGTCTACCGTAATTGCAGTCACAACATCACCGTCTGTTGCTGCAATTGCACTAGCGAGTAAGTTATCCTTAGGCTCTGCAACAGTAACAGTTGGCGGAACATCTGACGAGTATCCTTTACCAATTTCTATTGGTGTTATTGATGTGACTTCAAACGAACTTACTGTAGAACTTGCGGTTGCTTGTACTGCGTCAATACCCGACAGGTCAATACCTGTGTATGTGCCAGTAAACGAGGTAAAAATTTCATTGTCTAGAATAGATTCAGAATATGTTGCATAACCTTCTGGGGAATACTCAATATTATCAAATACTGATAAATCAAACTTACCAACGTCAAACCCTGAGTTATAGTCAAAACTTGGACCGGTAAGTTGAATCATTGGATAATCTAAACCATTGATTAGTAATGCCAGATCTAGACCTGGTTTGTTAACGTCGGCTAGATAGTATCCAGCTGTACGATTAACTCCTGACAAGTCTTCTGCCATCACTAATTCATATTCTGCTGGGTTAAATGTAGTCTCACTTGGGGTTGAGCCATCAGCGTTAACTGCTTTGTACACTCTATTATTGTAGCGTACAAGATCATCTGTATTGTAAACAGTATTGTTTTCCCAATCAACGATTGTTGTGCTATATTCATATCTGTCGTACTTGATTGATGTTTTAAGTGTTCTGACTGCATCGTGTTTAGTAACTGCCGCGGCTTGAGCACCGGTGCCGTTGCCGCCTGAAATAGTAACAATTGGAGTGGTGCGGTATCCTGAACCTTTACTAGTAATAGTAACACCAGTTACTTCGCCGTCTTCGTTAATAATAGCGGTACCAGTTGCTTGTGTATCCGCATCGCCAGAGAATGTTACTTGCGGGACAATAGTATACCCTGATCCGCCGTTAAACACATCAACATAGTCAATTGTTAATAAACGATTGTCGTACCAGGTAGACCAAGGTCTGGTAGTCCATACATCACTAGCTGCTTGATTAACATTATCGTCGTCGTAATCTTTACGGTTGCTGTTGTCTGTTTCTAGTATAGCAATACCATCATCAAGCACTGGCGAAATAAACTGTTCATACGAAGCATCGTATGAGCTTGGACAGTCAAAGTCAAATACATTGCCACTAATTGTATCTAAGCCATCGTATTGATTTAAGAATTCTTTAATTTGTACGTGATAAGGTTTAGTCTCAGCAATATACTCGAGAACAAAATCTTGGTTGTCTTTCCGATAAATTGGGTACTGGTCTAAACCTCGTACTTTATGACTAACGTCAATTAGACTCGTTTTATACAACCAATCTATAGAACCTTGCTCAAACAAAATATATTCAAACGCAACAATCATTAGATAGTTACGGAACGACAAGAATTCGCCAATTAATACTTCCGACGCTAGTGCGTCAAGGATATAGCGCAGTTCAGTAATTGGTTCTTTGTCCCAGTATTGTATGTCCCAACCTTCAGCATCAAACCCATTTTTGTTTACCGAATAGTCCCACAACGATCGTTTGATTTGTATTGTTCCATCTTGTAATCCAACGCGGACCCAATTACCACTGTCTGTACTATATGTGTACAACTCCCATTTGTTGTCTGAGTTTGTTGTAACTTTAGCAACTGTTTTGTCTGCTACTGTCAATGACGTTAACTCTGAGAAAGTAGATACAATCTTTGACGGTTTTGAAAGGTTAGAGTATCCAGGGGCATACCAGTTGGTATACTCCCAATAATCTGAAGTGTTATAACTCTGTATGCGAGAAACTTCTAACGAATAGTCTGTCTGAACAGTATAAATTGACCATAAGCCGTTGTTACTGCTGTCAGCTTGCACAAGGTATCTAAACCCTACACCGTCATTGGTTAAATTTTGATAGCCTAACTCGGTTAGATCTGCAACGCGAAAATCCCAAGTATTGCTATTTTCAAGTGGCTCGCTTTCCGCTGCAGACAATAAATTGAATGATCTAATTTCACTTATTGGATGCAATAGTAAAAATTTATTTGCTTGAGTGAGGAAATTATCTAAAGCCGCAAATCTATCTTTAAACATACTCTGGCGAGGACGGAAACTTACTCCGTAACGATCTAGTGGCGATAATCCATAGTCTGGTACTTGGTTTCCTAAACTGTCAACGCCACATAATGAGTCTTTCATCTTGCGCCATATCTGGTCGCTCATAAAATCAGTTGGGTTACCATCTTTGATTAAATCATATTCAATGAATACGTTATTGTCTACTAATGTTTGGTTATACTCAATGTGTAACACTGAGTTTTTATAATCATTGATATAATCTGTAGCATTATACAATGCAAAAACATTTTTGCGAACCAAGGCAACAAACGGAATTCCGCTCATCATTGGATATTCAATGTATTGTGCAATAGTGTTAGCTGATAACGTTTTGTTACTAGCAACATTGGTTGTGTTTTTAGCCCAGAAATAATAGCGTGTTGAAATTGTTCGATTTTGATCAATACCAACGATAGATGAGTACTCGTTGTCGCTCTTAACTTCGCCAGAATACTCTGACGGTGGCACAGACGACTCAATCCATTCGTAGACTTCAACTGTTGAGCCAGGGAACAATGTACCCCACGTTTTAACAGAGTAGGACAGATCTTGTTGGTTATAGTTGTTGTATCGTACGTTCGACGTGTCCCACCATATTTTTCCTACTTGTGCATTAGTCCAAGTTACACCTGGTTTCTTACCTTCTGCATTATAAACAGCAGGGTCTATTGTGGTAATATAGTCAAGATTTTCCCTAACTACACCAAGTAATTTACCGTTGATTGGATCAATAAAGTCTAGATATTCTTTAACGTCATTGGTATTCTTATCGTAGATATAACAGCGATTTGCTTTGCGAGCATCTACTTGTGTTGGTTCAGTTTGGATTACACTCCATGATGACTTATTTTTTAAATTATTAAATGTTACAATGCGTCCAACGTTGTCTACTAGGCTATCATAGCCCGGGCTAGCAACTACCAGGACACCGTTTTTGTAATCAACTGCATGCCCAAAACCATCAAGTTCGTTGATGAACTCGTCGTAAATCTGTTGACCAAACACAAAATTACCTGGAGATGTATTTGTTGCTCCTGGTAACAAGTTATATAGATATACTGCGCCTGATTCTGTAACAGGGTCAACAAAACGTGTAGCTTTACGATCAAACTCTGTTGCAGTTGCGTCAAGTAGCACCGGTAATTGAGTATGTCCTTTTACAGATCCTACTATTAAGTTACTAGCTGATAAATCTACACACACACTGGATCCAAAACGTGCATACCTTTTCTCTACCGGAGAGCGAATAGTTTGTACATTTGCAAATGGTTCTAAACCAAGATCTGCAAACGCTGTACCAACACCCGGCATAACAGTCAGCTTGCTACGAATAGGTGCTTCGTCTTCGTTAATCACTGATATAGTTAGTTTGCCGTCAGCTACACTGGCTTGTACGTTTGGAATAATAGCTGCGTTAATATTGTCTGCTGCTTCCTCTACACTTGTACCTGTAATTTCAACATCTACGTTATCAATACGAATTGTATTAGTAGGTGTTAGTGTTGGATTTGCAACTGTACCAGTTATTGTACCATACAAACGACTTGCGTTTAAGAAGCGAGTTACACTACCTGCACTTGGTAATACCCAGTTGTCACCCGGAGCGCCAACATATACCGAACAATCTGTGCGGCATACACTAATAGCATTACCAAAATTAGCATCTTGAGTAGGGTTACTAAGTGTTAACTCTTGTACAAAGTTACGCTCGTTGACATCAATGTCGATAACATCTCCAATGTTAAATACCACATCAGCGTCAAATGTAACAGTGTTTGTTAGAGTATCAATGGTATAAGTTTGTCCTGGCCCTACGTTAACATCGCTGTTTAATAACCGTGTGTTGTTAACACGCACTGCGCTCTGAGGATCAAGTTGTCGACGAACATTATATGTTCGCTGCGAGATATTAGTTACTACAACACGCTCAACTATGCGCTCATACACAGCTACCGAACCAGCATCGCTTAGTGATCCATCGGTGTATTCTGGCTTACCAACATAAATCTGCTGGCCGTCGCTAGTTGTAGCAATACTTTCGCCAGCGCCAGCATTAGATGAGATTGTAAATTCGTATTTAAAGTAATCTTTTGCTTGGAAACGAACCTCAACGCCTGGCGCTGGTGCTGTTTTAAAATCAACTGTTAGAGTTGAGTCTGCAGCAAAAGTATAGTCATATTCGGGGCGCATTAGTACACCACCAACGTATACCTGGAACGACTCAATTGTATTTGCTGTGTATAGTTGTCCAACCTGAGTGAATTCAACTGTTGAGCCATCACCGGTGGCAGACGTTGAGGTACGTCTGCTAATGGTTACAGTCTTTCCGGCCGCTAATGTATTACTGATTGTTAAGATGTTTGAGCTTAAAGTATACTCGCTGAAGTCAAGTAATTGGCCGTCTACTTTAACCAGCACCTGTTGCTCATTGTCAACGACAATATTATTGGTTAAGTCGTACCTAAACAAACTACCGTCGGTGGTTGCTGTTACTTGCTGCTCCTGATACGCAATCTTCTGATATGCGTATACATCTTGGTACACAGGTGACGACACATAAATCCAATTTTCGTCATCTGATATAACAACCTGGTGTCCAAAACGCTTGCTTAGTGATGGATGATCTCCACCCGGTGCTGTTAGTAATTGATATTCGTCAAACGAATTTGTTGTTGTGTTGCGTTTAATCACCACTGCGGCGCCAAATGCTGTACTATACTGTCCTGTAGTGCCCGGTGCACCAGCTACCGCCCAGTCTGTTGCAAAGTCAACACTTGCTCCGTATTCTTGAACGTCATTAACATTAGCAATAGTGGTTACATAGCGGTACTGATTACTTTCTTTAACATAGCAATATAGTCCGCCGGTTGTTGCTGCGGTTGCCGAAGTAAACGCTGGTGCGCCAACAAGCAGACCAGCATTGTTTGAACCTTGCGAAAGTGATTGACCAAAATTAACGTTAGTAGAAGTACTCACTGGTGTTTGTGAGGTTACTGCGTTAAAAGGCTGATTCTTTTGATAGACATTCCACTTTCCGTCTTGATTCGTGTCAGCCCATATCTTATCTTGAGAGAAAAGATTACTGGTATAGCTGGCATTGACTACGTCACTAGCTTGCTCAAATCGAGCTGACTCTAATTTAAACGCAATAGCATTACCAGTTACTGATGTTGTATTTCGTGTTAGATTTCCTGCCACTGTTAGACTGCGAGCGTCGTTTACCTGTATAACACGATGTGCACCATCTAATAGGCTTGAAAAACTAGTTAGTACCAATACTTCGCCAGCTACTAGTCCGTGGTCAGATTCAAACGTTAACGACAGTGTGCCGTTTAGATTGTCAACTACAATAATATTGTTTGGCTCTATTGCAGTACAACGATAGACGTCCCAGTCATAGGCATTCTTACGAGCTACCCATATGTACGCTCCTTCGTATACCTGATCTAAGCTATTGTTAATACCTGTTAAATCGTCAAGACTAAAGATTGAAATGTCAACATCATCAACGTTAACAAATCCAGCAGTTGGTAGTACGGTATCAGTAATCTTTTCTGCTAGCTCTGGAAAAATATCAATACTTGTATTTTTATTTGACTGTTTATAGATATCGTTAATTAGTGTCAGCTGGTCAGCGTTCTCTGAGTTTATGTTGTTGATTTCAACTGTGCATGGATTACTTGTTAGCACCTTGTTATCAAGTTCAACATCAATAAATCGCTTGTTATCACTTGCACCATATGTTGCACGTTTGATAGCCCAGTTTTCAAACACCGAATAGCCCAACACTGCCTTATCAACATTAGAATTCTGGAATACCTCAACCGAAGATGGTGTTCCTTTATTCTCTACTATATTTTGATATACAGCGACTTGGCTAATATCGTCTAGACCTAACTCGTCTAAGTATTCACGTTTTCGGAATCCAGTCAATCCTAAGCCTAATAAATCAGCATCGGTTTCAAGGTTAGCAATGCGGTTATTGTAGTATGTTGCAATTTGCTCTGCTTTATTAGCAATGTTTGGTAAGAGTCCTTGCTTAATCAAGTCATAATCTACTTTAACCCAGTCTTCAAAAGCAAATGTTTCAGCTGGTTGTAGACGCTTGGATGCTGCCCAATAGCTGTTCTTATACTCTACTAGATCACCTTTATTATAGGTGCTGTTAGCACGCCAGGTACGAATATTATCCTGATTTAGAATAAAGCCGCGAGCATTAAGCTGTCCTTCCCAATTTAACGTTTTATATCCGTCAATTCGAATTCGCTGCTGACGCATTCCAGTAACTGGATCATACATCAAATCATTGAAGATTGAACTGTTATCAAGTACCAGCAGATGCTCATAGTTTGTAGCACGGATGCGCAAGTAACTTAGACTCTTGTCGGTCAACCCGGTAATTCTAAACTCATTATCAAGTCGTGTTACTGCATAGTCTCGTCCCGTCATTGGAGTTCGATTCTGGTCTAACGGCATTTCATTAACTGCAAGATTAGTTAAATCGTCAACAATAGCGCGAGTACGCTCAAACTGTAATACATTTGCCGACGGGTTGATGTTGATTAATGCTCCTTCAGACCATCCTTGACTAGACCAGTTTAAGAACTCGTTGCACATTTGTCCCCAGTCTAGAGTATAATTGTTTTCTCTATCTTCAAAGACTAACCCTTGTGATTGCAGGTACGCTCCGTAACTTGCTAGAAAATCAATTACGCTGTTTTCGCTAGTAAATGAATACCCATATGGCACTCTCACAACTGTATTTGTGAACTTGTTTGGTAAGCGATACTGATTATCGCCCATTTTTATAACGTCCGACAGGGCAGCATTGTCAGACTTTAAAATACGGAAGTATGCTTCTGTTTGTGAGTTGCCGTATACTGCGTAACCTTTAGCGGTTTTTTGTATCATTACACTGCTGTACTGTAAGTTAGTAAACGTTTGATTTTTATACAGAAGTAAATGATAACTCTCGTCTGGGATAGTTAGCCCAACGTTGGTTGAGTCGGGGGAGCTTTTATCAGTAAACAATCTTAGATAATTTTTACCAGTAAATCCAGCCATGCGATATGTTAGTTTTACACCAGTTTGTTGCATAGCTAAAGTTAAGTTGGTTGAACTCTCAACACCAATGCTACGTTGTGCTTCTGCAATCCAGTTAATGTAGCTGTGCTTAAAGGTATTAACATCCTGGACTTCGGTATTGCGGAAATCGTAACGATACCGATCGTTGAGCACATATTGTCCTAAAGTGTTTGAGTACTTGTATAAGTCTCTATCTGCCATTAGTGCAAAGTATTCTGCTGGTTTAGTTAGTGCAAACAGTTTTTGTACTGCAAAAGCATAGGCACTTGAACGGCGCCAGGCTGCTTCTGCAGGACCGCCGTCGCCAAAGTTCCAGCTCTTGCGGAAGTCTAGACTGTTGTAGTTGCCTACTAGCACTTGCAATGGCGGCGCTAGATTGCCTTCTGAATCTACAGGAATAATTTCTGTTAGGCGTGGGCGAGCATAGCGCGAGTCATACCGCTCATTGCCTGGTTCAGCAATATATCCTGCTTCTAGATCTTGCCACATTATCAAGTTACCGCTAGTATAAGGTGCTGGACCGTATATATCTTCCCACCACCCTGGTGCATCACGCAGGCCCAACATCTCCCATGGATGTAAGTGTGGATGGTCTGTGTCATAATATTTGAGATAGATGCCTCGCCAGTGGCCTGGTAGTAAGCTACCGTCTAGTATACAGGTTGCTGTACTGTAGTTCCAGGTCCACTCGTTGTCTGAACGATAGTCTTGTGTTTTGTAGTCAATTTTATTCCATCCGCACCAGTCTAGGAACGACTCTGCTAGAATTTCGTTTGTTTCTGCTAGTGTGTAGTCTGTGCGACGGAACTCGCCGCCAATTACATCTTCGCGAATAATTGGAGGACGGTTGCCTTCCCATTTAATGTTGTTGTAGATGCGACGTTCAAACTCTAATAATACGTTATCACGCTCGTCGCCAAAGCCAACGGTCATTGAACCATCGTGTCCTTGAATTATAATCTGCGGAACAGTGTAAGTATAATCTGTATAAATCTCTGGATCTTTAGCAGTGTACAAACCTAACTTAGTAGGAGTTGGCGGACAGTACGACCCGTATGTGGTTGCATACTCACGAATGTTGATTGTATCGCCAATTTCTGGGTCAAATGTAAGTGTGATGCGAGGTCCGTCTGTTGCTACTGTGTAGTCGTCGCCTACTACTAGTAATTGATCGTTGTGGTATACACTAATGGCTTTTGTATTAGCAGAAGTAAAGTCATATATGTTGGATGTAGTATAGTTGCGTGTGCTAATTACACTTACGGTATTACGACTCTCAGTGTAGTCGCCGCCAAACGGTAGCATGTCTTCCCAGTAGTAGGTTGAGTTATCGGTTTTACCAATGTTAATATCTGCTAGTGCAGCATCTAACACCTCTGCTGTAGTCATATCATATATATCATTGGTGTAGACCCAATTTAAAATCTGATTCTTAAAATTCTGATAATCTTTGCTGGCTTGATTTAAACTGTTAAAAAAGTCGTAGTCAGCATTGCGTAAGAAGAATGCCGCTGGAGCAATTGGAGCACTATGTTGTATAATCATGTCGCCGTACTTTGGCAATTTGCCAATGTCTCGCGAGTTGTTGGCGCCATTGATTAAACCACTAAACTCAGGAACATTCTCTGTTAAGCGGTTGTAGTGGGTACGAATCGTACCAAGAGTAAACGAGCTTTGATCTTGATTGAATGTATTTGACTCTAGGTTACTCGGAACTTCATAATAAGCCACACTACTTGCTTGTTCCGAGATAATTTTAACTTGTACTATATCACCTGTCTGAATATCCGAAGTATCATTAAATGTAACTGACGTTTGTTCTCCGTTGTTGCGAACTGTATATGTGCTTGAATTTACAAACTTATTGTTTACATAGACTTTAACAGCTAGTGTTGTTAAATCTGTACGAGCTGCAACGTCTGCTGTCAATGGTGTAGATCCGTCATACTGGAACGTAAACACCTGTCTTTGCCAATTTTTATCTGCGCTGGTTGTCCAACCACAATGAGAGGTGTAACTTGTTCTATCAGTATAAATTCGTAGCAGACCGTCCGACACTTTCTTAGTAGTTGCTAAAGAACCGTCTACATACCCAAAGGTATCTGTATACAGGTAATTCTCAAATACAATGTCGCCAATGTTATCAATGTTCTCATACGCGAGTGAGAAGCCTAGTACAGGATCAACTGCAACGGTACTACCTACTTTATATGAAAATAGCTTAGAACCTGCAAAGTTAGTTGATAGGTACTTTGTGTCATCACCGAGCGAGTACCCATCTTTGTCGTATACGTCAAACAGCGGTGCTTGATTAACCTTTGTTTTATCCTGACACTGCTGCCACGTCTCGCTGTTTGTGTAGAAGTACTGCTTACCAACTTGTGTAAGTCCTGACTTGCAATACACAGTCTGATTTGGAAGAACCTCAGCGTCATCTGCTTCTTGCAGAACAATTATACTTCCGTACTCAGTAGAATCATCATCAGGATCAGCGATAGTAACAGTATAGATCTTATTCCTAACCAGTGTGTCCGCGTCGTTAGCAAATATAACTCGACTTCCGTTAGTTAACGCATACCCATCAACATAATGTCCGGCGCTACCATGAATATCTGAAAGAGCATCTGTTGTAACAAAGTCAATAACATCAACCGAACTGATTGCAACGGTGCCGTTTTCAAATAAGTTTAGATTAGCGTCAAATTCAATGATAGGTCTCTTAGCTCTAAACTCATTGTTGTATGATGCTATACTTTTATTATATTCAGCAGTTTTGTCAATCACATCTTTATGGAACCAGCGGTTACTTCTAGACCAAGGGTTCCGGTCAATTGACGAACGCTTGATTGTTAGATAATCAAGTTCTTGCGGTTGGTTAATTGTGCCGTCAACATTATTGTAGAACTCATTGGGACAGATTAAATCGTCAACTGGAGTTAATGTGATTGCAGAGCCAACTCCCTCAACATAGTACTCGTTATTAGAATACGATGCTGGAGTTACGTTTCCTCTGAATACAACTTTTAGTCCGTTAGTTAATGTCACTCCGTTGGGCGAAAGGTAGTTGGGTTGTCCTAGTATATCAACTTCAATATTAAGCTCTTCTGCACCCTCGTTGTCAACCAAACGAATTACACCAAACTTGTTAACTGTATTGCCATCTTGATAGTACAAGTAATCATTGGCTGCTGTTAATAAAGGTTGTTCTTCAAAGTAACCGCTTGCGTTCTTGAAGAATGTGCGGTTAGAATATTCAGTACCGTAACCAACGGTAAACTTTGTAAAGTTATCAATTTCCTGAACAGCAACTAGCTCAATATACATACCTTCGTCTGAGGAACTATTTGGTCTGACATAGTTAATAGTGTATAGACTATAGCGTTCTGCTTGACTATCAAGGTAGGTAGTAGGATCAAACTTATCACCGTACTGTCCGTATGTATCATTATCAAATTGTCCAACACGTTGCCAACCTAGGTCAGAACTGTCGCCTGGCTGATCTTGTAGGAATACAAGAGTCTTGCCTTCAAGATCTTTAATACCGTCAATACCGTCAAACTCGCTAACAAATTTACGGTTAATTGAGTCAAAACGTTGGGTAGTAACTAAATCAACACCGCCTGCAATCTCTTCTAAGTTATAATAAAACTGTTGTGCGTTTACTGTTGGTACGTTAAACGTAACTGTACCGCTGCTAGCGCCGTTGTTGTTAACACCAAGTACGCTACGACTACTAATGTTTGGTGCGTAGTCAAGTGTTCCGTCAACACCGGCCTGTGCTTGTATCCAAAACGGCGAGTCTTGGTCAACCTGGAAGGTGTATGAGCCACCACGAACTAGTGTAAGTGTTGGATTATTCCCAGAAATGCCACTTAAATTATACTTGTTATCATCTGTCAGCGTAACTTCAAAATCATCTGTTACTGCAATAGTTGTTGACTGTACATCAACTGCATCTGGCCCACCAGGCAGCCAATAATATTGACCGTAATTGATAAACTTGTCAAAGTCAATATGTGGGTCCCACGAGTACGTTTCGCTTGCAAATAAACGGTCATGGCGTGTAACATTTGCACCAGCAACTGCCAATGCATCAATGATACCAGGATATGTAATTGCATCTTGAGTTTTGCCGTCTATGTCATCAAACACAATGCTTGGTTCAAACTGATAATTTGAACGTATTTCGCTTTCTTCAAGAACATAACTGTCATTAAATTGTGTCCCTGGGCCAAAACGTCGACCAACATAGCCTTGAATCTTTTTAAGTTCAGGCTCTTGCACAAGTTGATCAAGTGTTGCTCCTAAAAACTCACGGTTAACATCAGTTTTAAAAATCTCAGGTAAAAAATCTACGGTGCGAATTCGTGCCATTCTTTTATGCTACTCCAGTTGTATTTGTTATTCTTAGTTGGCTGATAGTTAATCCGTTAACAATTTCAACGTCATTTACTGTTGCTGCGCTTACAAAAATTTCGTTTGGTGCTGAGTTAACTTGATACAAATCACCAAAGCTACGAGTTGGGTCTTTGGGTAGTAACACAACTGAACCAATTGTGCTTCCTAGTTCTTCATGCAAATATGCTGATAATTCGGAGAAATAAAATGTTTCTCCAAAGTCCCAGTTGTCAATATCAAAGTATGTATTAATTGCTGCAATAACACGCGATTTAATTTCACTATTGCTCACAATAGCATTTTCGTGTTTAACAACTTTGATGCTAGCCTGAAGTGCCGGTTCAGCTTTACTTCCAAATATTGGTTTAAATTTAACTGACTCCATGATTAAATTGTCAGACAACATCTTATAATCGTTTAGTGTATCGTATGCTACTGCAAGCTCACCAGTGCTTGGTGGTGTTGGCTTAGTAACGGTACCAGTGATATCTTGTATCCATCGTGTATACGCTACATAGTATTCCGCTGTTACTAGGAACAAGTCAATGATATTAGTTGTTCCTGGGTTGATGCGACGATTTGCTGGAGAGTTGTGTCTATACTGGAATTGTAAATCAGAACGTCCTGTACGAGCAATATAATCTGTTGTTTTAGCAACTGTCCTAACATCATTTGCTACTGTTAGTTCAAAAAATTCCTGGGCCAATGTTGCATAAAAAACTTGACCGTTTGAGAACTCTGATTTTGCTAGTTCAATCGCGTCGAGGGTAGCATAACTTGTATTGACAATAGACGGTGCAAGCGGCAAGTACCTCTCCAAACCATCAAAGTCAATGGTGCGTTCAAAGAATACATTCTTCGCTGCAGGATTAACGGTTGGAGCGACTAATGTGTTAAAGAAATCTGGGTCGTTTGGTACGCCATCTAAATCGTTATCAGAGAACGACACTTCAACGCTAAAATCGTTTACAAAACCGTCTGACTCAACAGTTTGTCCAATAATGTCAAGCACTACATCGCCGCCAAGTGCTGCGTGGGAATCTGGTTTTGAATTCGTTCTAAGTACTTTAATAAAGTCGTTGATGGTTTTGCCTAGTTTGCTGTCGTAGATACTTTGATTTGAATCAAAGAAGAATCGCGTTTCAGTCACACTTGCAAAGTAATATTGTAGTTCTCGGTATGTTGCAGTGTAGTTTAAACCGTCTGTACTAAACCTAATTAGCCAGCTTGCGTCTAGTCTAGTGTTTGTAGTGTCTTGCGCATTAGCAACTGAAAACTCACTGGTTAAGTCTAAGTTATTAGTTGAAATAATATACCACTCTCCTGTTTCACTGTTGTACCCAAGACCAAAATCACGGTATAACTCAATTTGAGCTATCATTGCTTGTTCGACTGCCAACGGAAGGTCGGTATCAAATACCGGAATAACTTCAACTGGAATTGCGCGACTTGGAATATAATCGTTCAGAACCACTGCTCCAACGCCATCTTTGTCGTTACCTAGGCCATCGTTTGTTCCGTCGCCGGTTAACGCTTTGATGCTTGCCCACACATACTCTTTGTCGCTTGGGCTAGTGGGAGCACCTGTTTTTAAACGGTTATTAAGATCAAAATACATTCCTGGCGGAGCTACAAATTTAATTAGACAATTTTCATTTAGAAATTGCGTGTTGGATCCTGTGCCAGATCCGACGGAAACTGGATTACCATCAGAATCTTCAAAGTAACCAGTGGTTGCATTGTTAGAGGTAGTAGACTGAACCCACGCTAGGTCTAGCGCAGTCAACGGCTGACGAGTAAAGTTGCTGTAGTAAAAATGCAGCATTTGTCGACTGCTCAAAGCTGGTTCTACACTGTTTTTAATAGCTTTCTCAATATCATTGGTATCTACAAATGTAAATCCAAATGAACTTGTATTACTAACTTGATAGAATGCTCCATCGCTAGAAAACGTGTTAATTGAACTGTATTTGCCGGTTGGATCTGCTAAGTCTAGGTATCGACTTGCACCAATGTTTGAACGGTTAACTGCTTTTGATTTAACAATGCTAGTAAACTGCGTATATGGGAAGTTGTTGTAGTCTTCGCCATTTACCATACGGTTTTGTGTGTAAAAACGTGCAGGTGCTCTGCGTTTGATGTCTGCAATTGATTCTCTTGCACGACTGTTGCTTACGTTTTCTTGTAAGCCTAGTGTAAACGTTGCTGTTTCTGTGCGTCCGTGTCTTGACACATAGCTAACCGATACCGTGATAGACTGCATTTCTTCAGGGTTAATAACATATTCTAAACCGTTACTAGAGCGTGTGTAAGATCTATAGGCGCCAATTGGTATTTCTGAGAAGATACCATCGCCAAAGTTAATAGTAATCTGATCGTTCGCGCGACTAGTTACGCTATACAGTTTTCTGTCAGCAGCATCTTTCTGACTTTCAGTGCCGTAAATGTTCTCTACCTGAGTCCATTGGTCAGTTACTTGAGAGGTGCGAGGGTTCAACTTGTACAGCCAGACGTCAGAGTTGTTTACACCGTCAATGTTAATATCAACTGTGCGGTTTGTGATGCGCTCGCTTAGATTAAAATCGCGGAACTGCAAAGAGCCTTGTTTGAACTGGAAAAAATACCCTGTATTTTTAGATCCAAAGCCTAGATTATCGCTGCGGTATAATAGGTTTAAGTCGCCATTTGCTTGCGGTGCTGGTTCGTAAATATATGTTTTGTTAACACTTGTACTTGACGTAATTTCAAAAGGCATATTAACACCGTCAACTGTTGCGGTAAATGGAATAACTGGCACAATGCCTCTTGCGGTGTTAATTGTATATTCTTGTGTGCGAATACCTTGAATATCTTGCGAATTACCCGGTGAGCCTACTGCCTGCGAGTCAACAAGTATGGCGTTGATAATTGTTTTAAATTGCTCTTGCCAGTCGTTATTGGTACGGTCGTTCCAGCGTACCGTAACATTTGCTAGGTTATTGCGGTTATAATCTAGTATTGACTCTGTTGTAGATACGCTATTAACCTTTAAATAGCCGCGAGCTGCTTGGTTACGCTTAGGAGTATAGCCAACTAATTTTGCCAGGTTAACAACTGAGTCACGACGCTCAGCTGTGTCTAGAAAATTTTCTCTTGAGTTTAAGTCTACCCGGAACGCTAATGATTGACCCATAAATGCAATCAAGTCAAGCATTGCAATAAACTCTGACGATTCTACAAAGTCGTTAAACGATTCTGGGTAGTACTGACGCAGGTAATCAATAAATGATTTGCGTAGTGTTTCAAAGTTATAGCTTTGGAAGTCTGCTTCGCTGTATGTTTGGTATAGACGTTTCCAGTCTTCAATACCAAACATAGCAGTTTGTCGTGATGTAGTTGCCATATACAATATCCGTTGTTAAAATATTGTAGTATTTATGACACTTATAAACGGCGTAGTTTATACAAAGGCGGCAGTGTTTGATTCTTCGTCAAATTTAATTCGCAGCAGTTCAGGATCTTGGTTAGGTTGAATTGTAACAACTAATTCTAATACAATACCGTGATCGTCTTGTGTCACAATAACATCATTTATTAATACTCGCGGGTCATAACTGGCTATACGTTCAACTTCTTTGGTTATATTCCGTATTGTATTGTTATCGTTTGCTTCAAACAGAAAATTCCACAAGCGAGTTCCAAACTCCGGGCGACCAGGTAGTTCGCCTTCGCGAATATTTAATGCATTCAATAGGTCACGTTTAACTAACTCATAATCAGTTAGCGTAAACTTCTTATACTTGCCTATTGTTGAGAATCCTCGAAATCTTGCCATTAGGTTAATGTGGTTCCTGGTAACGGAGCTGCTGTTCGCTCACCATTACTATTTATATAATATTCAACCCAGGTTCCTCCGGCTGATTCGCACTCAGCTTTTGTTGGACCAATTAGTTCCGGAGCACCATCGCATCGAGTAACAAGTATTGGTTGTCCTGGATTAAGTTGTTGTGCTTGATCGATCAGGCCACTTAAACTTGGCAACTCTAATGCACTTGCATTTAACACACCTGTAAAATTAGGAAGTGCTACTTTAGGATTACCCACTAACTCTGCCATTGCTGAATCAATGCTTTCTCTGTTTATAGTTTGCGACACTGCTTTTGGTATTGTAACCTTAGGGGCTACTACTTTGGTGTTACTGTTGTTAAACATTGAACTGACTGTGTTTTGAGCATTAGACATTGCTTTTTCTAGGCTACTAAATGATATTGAGCTTGTCAATGCTACTACACTACCACCAAGGATCTCGCCAGCATTACCTTTAACAATACCAATGCCGCCAATAGACTCAGCTAGTTTACTAACAGGATTACTGGTTAGTGCTGCAATATCAAGACTACCAAATGTTTCTGCAGTTAGATTTGCAATGTCAAGGTCGCCTTGGAGCAGTCCAGCAGCTTTTTCATTTG